GAATTGGTAGAGTTATAAAAAAAGATAACTTAGCGGTGTTTAAAGCAATTTTCAAAGAAACAGTATTTAGTGATGATGAAATAGTTAGAGTAGACGGTAAAAATGTTTCGGGAATAGTGGCTAGAAATGGTTGGGATCCAATTTCAGAAACTTTAAAAGTATTCAGCACTAATGGTGATTTTTCACCAAATGATAAGATAGTAGGATCTATAAGCAATAATAAAGGAACTGTAACGGAACAATTTAAATTTGATTTTGATTTGGATGTGGATAGTTTGGCTAATATTAATAATAGTTGGAAAACAAATATTGGAAAATTAAATTCTGACATCCAAAAACTTCATGACAATCATTATTATCAAAGATTTTCTTATTCAATTAAAGGAGAAGTTCCATATAACACATGGAAAGATGCTGTTAATAGTTTAGATCATGTTGCAGGATTTAAAAACTTTTCTAATTTAGGTATTAGTACAGTAGGAATACAAACTATAAAATCAGATTCTGAAGTTGTTTTAAATGTAGACGTTGATCAAGAAGCGTCAGTGAATGAGAGATATTATTATGATATGGCTTCTGAGGATACTAATGATCCAGAATTATCAAAATTGATTGTATTAAAATCTAAAATTATAACTGACTATAACGAATCAAGAACAAATAAAGTACTTTTAATAGATGATATAAGTTCACAATTTACTGGAATTGTAACATCAATTGGTGGTGGTGTAATTGGTACAACTAGTTTTAATGTCTTTGCAGATGGAAATTCATTATTTCATAGAGAATTTAATCCATCCACGGGAGTATCAACTGTAACACACAAAATAAATCTTCCAAAACATAATTTTAATACTGGTGAAGAGTTAGTATATAAACCACACACTGGACAATCTCCCATTGGAATTGCAAATACATCTGATGTTAACGCTGGTGTGGCTGCAACAACATTATTACCATCAACTGTTTTTGTAATAAGAGAAGATCCAGATATTATTAAAGTTGCAATTTCTGCTACTTTTGCATCTGCTGGAATCGCAGTATCATTTACTAACGTAGTTGGAATAGCAAATACTAACATTCTTTCAGTTCCCTCAGAAAATGCCACTATCCGATCCTTAATAACTGTTGATAATATAATTCAAAGTCCCATTGGCATTACAACTGCCATATCTGTAGGATTAACTACTGAAGTGGGTATATCAACCACAATTCTATTTTTGAATGACACTTCAGAAATTTCAGGTAAGTCATTATTAAAAATAGAAGATGAAATAATTAAAGTGTCTATTGTTGGTCTTGGAACAACTACTCTAAACGTTGAAAGAGGTCAAATGGGAACTGTTGCAGTAGCACATACAGTGGGTGCAGCAGTGACAGTGGTTAAAGGTGATTACAGAATAAATGAAGGAAGAATATATTTTTCTGAAGCACCTTATGGGCCAGCTGGGATTGGTACTCTTACGACTAAATCTACATTTAGTGGTAGAGCATACTACAGGTTAACTTATGATACTAATAAAATTATTGATGATATATCAGATAGATTTGATGGATCTACCGATCAATTTAAGATGACAACAAATGGAAATGAATTGTTAGGAATTTCTAGTAGTTTTGGTGCAGTATTAATCAATAATATATTCCAAAAACCTTTTTTTGGAGATGTCGGTGACATTAACAAATCTGATTATCAAATAATTGGAGCAGGAAGTTCGATTGATTTTACAGGAACATCAGCAAATAAAGATTTACCTAGAGGAGGAATTATTAATGAATTTGATGTAGGAATTGGCTCTGGATATCAAGTTCCCAAAAAAGCAATACTAACTGCTGTGGTTTCAGCAGGTGGAACAATACAATCTGTAGGAATAGCTAGTGGTGGTGCTGGTTACTTGTCCAATCCTTTGGTATCAGTGAGTTCTACAACTGGAGTTGGTGCTGCAATATCCGCATTTGTAACTGCTGGCATAGTTACATCTGTCACAATTACAAATCCTGGTTCAGGTTATGCACAAGGTGGAATTTCAACTGGAATAAATTTTGTAACAACTGAACTTCCAAGTCCTTATAAAAATATTCCATTGTCTGGTGGAAATGGATCTGGTGCAACGATGGATGTGGTTGTTGGGACTGGTGGAAGTATACTATCATTTGACATAGCAGATCGTGGTGTAGGTTATGAAATAGGAGATAATTTGCAGTTAACTACACTACCATTCCAAGTAGGAATTGGAACAAGTGCGTTTAATATAACTGTAAAAAATAAATTCCAAGATAAATTCGCAGGATGGTGTTTTGGCCAATTATTAGAACTTGATGATTTTAGTATTCAGTTTAATGGATCTAGAAAATCATTTTTAATAACTCGTACAATTAAAGATAAAGAATACTATAGTATAGTTGCTCAAGAAGGATCAGGAATTATTCTACAAAATAATCTCTTGATATTCATTAATGATATTTTACAGAGACCAGGTCTTGATTATGAATTTGAAGGTGGAACTAGAATAACATTTAAAGAACCACCAAAACCAGGTAGTTTATTTAAAATGTATTTTTATACTGGTTCTACGTCCGACTTTGTTGAGGTAGATGTTGACGAAACAATAAAACCAGGTGACGAATTAAGATTACACTATTTTAATCAAAGTAATGTAAATTCTAGTATTTCTTCTGGAATTAGAACTGAATCCGTAATCACATTAGAAAAAAAATCTGAGCAAGATAATAGAGTGGTTTATGAATTAATAGCAGCAGATACAGTGGAAACCACAACATATTCTGGAGTTGGTATATCTACTAATGCTGATTTTGCTCGACCAATGATGTGGAGAAAACAAACACAAGATTTAATAATAGATGGAGTAAGCATATCAAAAGAGAGAAATTACTTAGAACCTGATATAGTACCAACAAGTGGAATAATTAAATCGATTTCACCAACTGATAGTAAAATTTATGTCAAAGACTCTTGGATGTTTAAAAAAGTTGATGACTTAGGACAAACTCTGAATAATATAAACATAGTTGGTTTGGGAACAACTGCTGTTGTTGAGACAATCGAGAAAGTCACATATGAAGGTGATTATGGAGTTGTCGTTGGAATTGGAACTAGTCTTGTAGGTATTAATACAACTGGGCCTGCACTATTCTTTGAAATTGTACCACATGAAAACATATATGATCCAGACGGTATACCAAATGGTTCTGAACAGGATAAAAGATCCAAATCTGGTATTTCTACTGGTGATTATTTTGTAATTGAAAATACATTTATAGGAAATGGAATTACTGGAATAAAAACTACATCTTCAGGCCCAGAAACTGTAGGTGTTGGAAATAGTTTCTTAAATAATGTTTATTTTGCTGAAGATTATGTTTCTGTTGGATCTTCTATGATAAGAGTTTTCGCAAATGTTAATTCGATTGCAGGTATAGATACAACAACACTAACAACTAAAGTTAAATATGGAACTTATAGTTGGGGTTCAATTAATGTATCTAGAAGTGCTAATTCAAAATCATTTACTTTCCACAATCAAAATGGAGTTGTTGGAATTGAGACCTCAGCTCAAGTGATAAGAACTATACCAATCAAAACTTCTTATACATAACAGGTATAAATAATCAAAAATGTAAGTATCAATGCCCGCAATAATCACTGACCAATATCGTATATTAAACGCAGAAACTTTTATAGACAGTTTTGTAGGTATTGGCACGACTGGAAATAACAACTATTATACTTTTTTAGCACATCCAAATCCTAAGAATGTCGGAGTTAAAAATTATGGATTTGCAGACTGGGGAAGTCCTGTTCCAAATCCTGTAGATTCATTTTCTCAAGAAAGTTTTTATTATGACAGTATGCTTTTCTTAAAAAAAGTGACTTCAGATGATGTTAGAAGAGTTATACCTAGATTAAATTGGCAAACAGGAACGATATATGACATGTATAGAAATAATTATTCTGGAAAGAATGATTATATTGATCAAAATTTAACACCTCAAACTAAATCAACAAGTTTATATTCATCAAATTACTATGTGGTAACATCAGAATTTAAAGTATATCTTTGTATTAATAATGGATCAGACCCAGATAATCCAGACGGAAAAAAATCAATAGCTGAACCAACTCATACAAATACTGCACCTCAAGATGCTGGAGATGGGTCAGATGGGTATAAGTGGAAATACTTGTATAGTATATCACCATCAGATATTGTCAAATTTGTAACAGAAAAATATGTGCCTCTTCCTAAAAAATGGGGAGATACAACTAATGAAAATATCAAAAACGCAGCTGTAGACGGAGAAATTCAAACTGTAATAATTAAAAATGGTGGAACTGGTATTTCTGTAGGAACTACCGATTCTGGAACAGTTTCTCAAATACCAATTAGTGGAGATGGAACTGGTGGATCTGCAACTGTTGATATTCAAGGGGGAACAGTACAGTCAATATCAATTGTTGGTGGATCTAATTATACTTACGGACAAGTTAGATTTATAACAGGTGATTACACTGATGGTGCTGGAAATAATGTTGTTCTTGGAGTTCCTGCTTCAAGTGTAGATCAACCAAAATTTGAAGTTGTAATACCACCAAAAGGAGGTCATGGTGCTGATATATATCGTGAATTGGGTGGATTCAGAGTTATGTTATATTCAAAATTTGATAATAACGTTGATGATTCTCCAGATTATGCTGTTGGTGTTGACTTTTCTCGTGTCGGTATAGTTAAAAATCCTCTTGAAAAGAATGGAACCACCCTTCTAAATAGTACGACTGCCACAAATCTTAAGGCTTTAGCATTAACTTCCAATGGTGTAGCTGGAGTAACTACAACTTCTGCAGTTACTTATTCAGTCGATAGTTTAATTAAACAAACAATTTCGACTGCGGGAATTGGATCTACAGCTGTAGGATATGTTGCTTCTTGGAATCCAGACACTGGCATTTTAAAATACTATCAACCAGTTGGTTTTTCAACACTATCGGCTTATTCATACAAACAACTTGATTTTGTTGGAACAAGCACTGCTCCGATAGTTAATGCTGGTACCTCAGGAAATTTAAAGATAGATAGTTCTTTTAACAATGATTCAATTCAGATTGCAAGTGGAACAAAAATTTCTTTAGGTCAAACATTTGTTTCTGGAAAAGCAAATGCAGATGTTAAAAAATACTCTGGTGAAATAATCTATATTGATAATAGATCACCAGTAACAAGATCATCTTCACAAAAAGAAGAAGTCAAAATAGTCATAGAGTTCTAAAAAGATGCCACAAAATACTAATTTAAACGTTTCTCCTTACTTCGATGATTTTGTTGATAGTAAAAACTATCAAAAAGTTCTATTTAAACCAGGATTTCCAGTTCAAGCAAGAGAATTAACTACACTACAGTCAATTCTTCAAAATCAGATTGAAAAATTTGGACAACACTTCTTTAAAGAAGGTTCAATGATAATTCCTGGTGGAACTTCTTATGATTCTGAGTACCATGCAGTAAAAATAGATCCAAATTTTTTAAATATTCCAGTTAGTAGTTACACAAAAGTTTTAGTAGATAATAATATAAAGATAAAGGGAGAGACATCTGGTGTTGAAGCTACTGTAGTTAATAGAATACTATCTTCAGAATCAATTGATGGGTTTGATACTTTATACGTAAAGTATACAAAATCAGGAACAGATGGGGAAACTAAAGTTTTTCTAGATGGAGAAAATTTAATAACACTTTCAGATATAAGTTATCTCAATACAAGTATTACAGCAAATGGTCAATTTGCAAGGACTATTGTATCTAATTCAACATCTATTGGATCTGCATTTTCTGTGAGTGAAGGTGTTTATTTTATTCGTGGATTTTTTGTAAAAAATGTCTCCTCAACAGTCATATTAGATCAATATGCAAATACTCCTAGTTATAGAGTTGGATTTTTATTAAAAGAAGAAACATTAGGGCCTTCATCTGTTAATTCTGATTTGTATGATAACGCAAAAGGATTTTCAAATGAGGCTGCACCTGGAGCAGATAGATTTAAATTATCAGTAGTTTTACATAGAAAACTTTTAACAGATACGAATGATAGTGATTTTGTTGAATTGTTAAGAGTAGAAAATGGTGTAGTAAAGGAAATAGTAACTAAAACTGATTATAATATTTTTGCAGATGAATTAGCAAGACGAACATATGATGAATCTGGAGATTATTATATCAAACCTTTTTCTATTGATGTTAGAGAATCTTTAAATGACAGAATTGGTAATAGAGGAATATATTTTGATACTCAACAGACTCAAAATGGAAATGCACCAGCAGACGATATAATCAGTTTACAAGTTTCTTCAGGAAAGGCATATGTCAGAGGTTACGAGATAGATAAAATATCCACAACATCGATTGATGTTTTAAAACCAAGAACAACTAAATTGGTTGAAAATCAGAGTGTTCCAATAAGAATGGGTAAATCTGTAGAAATTACTAATGTAGTTGGTTCACCAGAAATTGATTTTTCAAATAATACTACTAAACAAGTTTCTTTTTTACGTAATCGATTAACTAATCTAAAAGCTGCTCAAGTTGGAGCATTTGATGTAGATGATAGAGTAGGAACTGCAAAAGTTTATGATTATAAACAAAAAACTACATCAGGAATAGCAGTTACGACTTATAATTTATCACTTTACGATGTTCAACTTTATACACGTCTTACTATTTCAAAAAATATTGACGCTAGTTATGGTTCTTATACTCGTGTAGAGGGGAAGTATAGTGGTGCAGTTGGATATTCAGTATCTACAATAACTAATACAACTGTAATTGTTCTTACTGATGTTACAGGTCAATTTCAACTTAATGAACCATTAATTATTAATGGTATTACTGAAGGTAATAGTGTAACTGCAATAGAGGATAATACTTTTGAGGACATTAAAGCAGTTCATAGTTTTGATGGATTAGGAGCTGGTAGTACGACATTTGCTGCAAATACAGTTTTAAGCACCACAAAAAAAGCATTTCCTGAAAGTATTGAATTTACTATAAGTGGTGGTAACACGCTAAAGTCTCCTCAAATCGCTGATTTTAGAAGTCAAATAAAGGTTGGTGATATCATCACATATGGAACAGCAGGTGAAACTGATCCTACATTTAACAAAGTAACATCAGTTGTACAAAATCAAGTAGGTCTTGCAGCAGTTGCAGATGTAACTGATGTCTGTGATGGTAGTGTAAACAATGGCACAATATCTGGTTTGAATGTTGTAATTCCAACTTTAAATGAAACAGATGATCCTGGTTTTAGAGTTAAATTGGCAGACAAATATATCTCATCAATGAATGTTTTAGATAGTTCTTACATTATTAGAAAAAAAATAAGTAAAACTTTTACTGACAATTCAGTTCAATTTAATATTAGTGACATTACAACTGGTGACACTTCCAATCTTTTCTTTGAACCTTTTAGTACATCAAACTATGTATTAGAACTTGATAATACTGTTGAAAAACTATTAGATCCGATGGTAAGTGTTGATTCAGGATTAAAGCAAGTTACAATTTCTGGTTTGTCTGGGCCTGCTACTAGTAGAACTGCAAAACTTATAGTGGCAGTCAGAAGAAGTAAATTAGCATCAAAAGAAAAATCACTCACAAGATGTAGTAATTTAATTGTAGATAGATCAGAATCAGTTGGCTCTGGAACAACTATTGATGGATTAACTACAAGTACAGTTTATGGAACAAGAGTTCAAGATAAGGAATTATCATTAGACGTTCCAGAAGTAACTCGTGTTTTAGCAGTTCTTGAATCAAATGATAACAACTCTCCAGATTTACCATTAATTGGTGTTACAAATCAGAGTGATACCTTTACTGATAATGTCGTCGTTGGTGAGCAGTTTATTGGAGGGACATCAGGTGCAGTTGCTCGTGTAGTGGTGGTACAAGCAACTCAGTTGTCTTTTGTTTATGAAAACGAAAATACATTCGAAATAGGAGAAAACATCTCTCTGAAGACCTCTGGAATCTTTGCTACAATAACTGGAATAACACCTGGTGATAGAAATATACTTAAAAATTATGATCTAGATAATGGTCAGAGAGAAGAATTTTGTGATTATTCGAGACTCATGAGAAAGGTTGATTCAGAAAAACCAACTCGTAGACTAAGAATTATATTCGACCACCTTGTTAATAATGAAACATCAGGAAATGTAGAGACAGTAAACAGTTACAATACTCTTGATTATTCAAAAGATATACCATATGTGTTTGATAGTTGGGCCTCAGATTATCTTGATTTTAGACCAAGGGTTGCACCATTTAATAGATCTGGTAGTTCTGCTTCACCATTTGTAAATGCGTCTAGAAATTTTGCATTATCTAATTCTGATAATGTGGTTTCAGGTAAAACGGTTGTTGTTGATTATTCTTATTATCAAGGAAGAGTAGATAGACTATATTTAACAAAGGATGGTCTTTTTGATGTAAAAGAGGGTAAACCATCAAGAATTCCAAAGGCACCAGTGCATAATCAAGGTGCTTTTCAGGTGGCAACAATTAAATATCCTCCCTATGTTCGCCATGCTTCTGAAGTGCTAACAAAAAAAGTTCCTCATAAAAGATATACTATGAGGGATATTGGTGGTTTAGAGAATAGAATTAAAAATTTAGAAAATTATACAACACTATCTTTACTCGAAACTGATACTAAAAATTTATCAATAAAAGATCCAAATACTGGATTAGATAAATTTAAATCTGGTTTCTTTGTTGATAACTTTAGAAATCATAGTTCTCACAATTTAATTGGTGAGTCTAAATTTGATATCGATATTGATAATAGTGAATGTAGACCAAGATCAACAGAAAGAAATGTTGGATTAATATTTGAAACTGTTACTACTCAATCAAATCCTACAACCACAGACTACAATTTTGTTAATGATTTTTCTGATTCTAATATTACTAGAGGCGGTGCTGCGTTAACTTTAAATTACACTGAATCACTATTCATAGATCAACCAAATGCAACTAGAGTAGAAAATCTTAATCCATTTCTTGTCGATGTATTTGTTGGATCAATTGAACTACTTCCAAGTTCTGATTTTTGGATTGAAGAAATTCCTTTAGCTCCTCAAAATATTGAAATTGATAATGCTTTTGATGCAATATCACAATTACTCGGAGTAGAAGATCGTGAAAATGGTGGAATGGCATCTAGTTTCTGGAACTCTCATGAAACTACTTGGAATGGACGAGATAGTGCGACTTTAATTAATGAAAATATTATAGACAGTCGTGTTACTAACAGAGATGTTGATGTGAATAGAGTAAGAGATACAAGAGCATGGGAAATAACTACAACCACTACTACTGATATACAAAATACAATTAGACAAACTTTTGAAGAAACAGGTATAGAAAGAGAGTTTAATTTTGAACTATCAGCTGGTCAAGAAGTTATTGATTTAGGAACTAAAGTTGTAGGTATTGATGTTCTTTATAATGTAAGATCTAGAAATATTCAAGTGTTTGCTAAAAAAGTAAAACCAAATACAAGATATTATGTATTCATGGAAAATACAGATTTAACTCCATATGCAGTTCCTAAGTATCTTCCAATCACAATGAATAGAGGAACTTTTGCAATTAATGATATAGTTGAAAGTTCAAATAGCGAAACCTCTGGAAATGCTAGTATCAAATTTAGAGTTGCATCACCAAATCATAAGTCAGGGCCATATAATAATCCAAATGATCTTGTAACTATTTTGCCTTTTCCAAATATAACAGTTCCTACCGCATATTCAAGTACAAGTGAAATATTAAATATTGATACTGCTGATTTATCTTTAGAAAATAATATCGATAATATTGGATGGGCCAGAAAAGGAATGCAACTAGTCAATTCAGCAGGAACAGCAGAAGCAACTGTTGGTGATTTAGCATTATTCAGTGATAGTAAAGGTGATCTAATATTTTCATTACATATTCCCGATCCAAAAATTTCAGGCAATCCTTTATTTACTACTGGTAATAATACTATAAGAGTAACAACAAGCCAGACTAATGCTTCTATATTAGATCCTGGTTCAAGTTCTGCAGAAACAGAGTATTTTGCAAGTGGATATCAAACAAACACGCAAGAACAAACATTATCAATTAAGACACCTCAAATTGAAAGAGTAGAAGTTGCAAGTGAAGAAGTAACAAGAACATTTAATCGAGAAAGAACTGAAAACATAACTACAGTGGATGTTGATGTTCGAAGAAGAAGAATAAGAAGAGACCCATTGGCACAATCATTCTTAGTTTATCCAAATGTATATCCAAATGGTATCTTTATTACTAGTGGTGAAGTATTTTTCAAAACTAAAGATGATGAAATTCCAGTAAGTGTTCAGATTAGAACAATGAGAGATGGAATACCAACTCAAACTATTGTTCCTTTTGGTGAAACTGTAATAAATTCAGAGGATATAAATCTATCTGAAGATGGTAGTGCTGCAACCACATTTACTTTCAAATCACCAGTTTATCTTCAAAGTGGGTATGAGTATTGTATAGTATTAATGGCACCACATACATTGAATTACCTAGCGTTCATTAACAGAATGGGTGAAAGTGATTTAATTACTCAAGGATTAAACAGTACTCAACCAACTTTAGGTTCATTGTTTAAATCACAAAATAATAGTACTTGGACACCAAGTCAATATGAAGATCTTAAGTTCAAACTTAATAAAGCAGATTTTGTAACAAACTCACCATCAAGTGTCTTACTTTATAACAGTGAATTGCCTCTAGGTAAAATTAAAAAAGTTAATCCAGTTGTTGGATTTTCAAAAAGAGTTAATGTCAAACTAGGAATAGCAACTGAAATGACTCTTACACCAGGTGATGAGATTCAACAAACAGTTAGTGGAGTAGTTCATACGGGAAGAATATTTAAAACTGGTGGGCCAATAAAAACAGGAACCAGTAAGTTAACTATAATATCAAATACTGGTATCGGATTGACAGATGGAGCATTTACTGGTATTGGATTTACATCATTAACTGGAGATGGTTCAGGTTTAACTGCAAATGTGACAGTTGCTAGTAATGCGGTAACTGCTGGTAATGTTAATATTCAGAGTGGTGGATCAGGATATGCACCTGGTGACTTGTTACTTATGAACTCACTTGGTGCAACTGGATCTGGAGTCAGGGCAGTTGTTACATCTCATGTATCAATTGGTGGAACAGATTTAATTATTTTAGATGAAGTTAGCAATGATTTTGTTGCAACCACAGATATGGTTCATTTTACCCAAAGTGGATCACAAACAACTTTATTAAACGGTGAGATTACTTCGGTTAATCCAGATCCTATAAGAGATGGATATACTCTTAAATTTGATCATAAAAATCATGGAATGCATGCAAATACAAACAAAGTTAAAGTTTCAAACTTCCATCCAGATGGAGCTCCAACAACTCTATCCCAGAATATAGATGATGATAGTACTCAAATAACTGTCACATCTGGAACTAGTTTTGAAACATTTGAAGGTAAAACAGTTAGTGTATCTTTTCCTGGTTATATTTTAATTGACAAAGAAATAATAGAATATAGAGGTGTTTCTGGAAATATTTTAACAAATATTACTAGAAGTATTGATTCTAGTTTAAAATCAAATCACAGTGCAACAACTTCAGTATTTAAATATGAATTTAATGGTGTTTCATTACTTAAAATCAATAAAGAACATGACATTGATCCTAGAGAAAAAACATTTGATAGTTATTTTGTAAAAGTTTCTACTGCATCAACAGAACCAACGTTTAATACAACAAAAACAGGTGGTGGCAGTGCAGTTCATGTATCCCAAAATATTCCTTTTGAAGTAATTGACCCACAAATTACCTCAATTACACCTACTGGAACAAATGTATCTGCTAGAATTAAAACAACATCTGGAACAAGTTTAAGTGGAAATGAAGCATCATTTGTCGATGCTGGTTATGAAAATGTCGCATTGAATAAATTGAATTATCTTGATAGTCCTAGAATCATAGCTTCAAAAACTAATGAATACAATATACTTAGTAACGAAAAATCATTTGCTTTAGAGTTAACACTCACAACTAACAATTCAGATGTATCACCAGTAATTGATTTAGAAAATCCAAATGCTATCTTGATAAGTAATCTTGTTGATGATAAAGTTGATGATTTTGAAACTGCTAGTGGGCCAAAAATTCCTGGTTATGATCCTAATACTGCAATATATGAAACAAGAATGATTAATTTAGAATTTGTTTCTAATTCATTGTTTGTTCAATTTGATGGGCATAGAGAAGCAGAAGGAGATATTCGAGTATTCTACAAATTAATAAGAAGTGATGGTGATGATACTCATGCAACTTATATTCCATTCAATAGTAACGGATTACCAGACAAAGTTATAAATCCAAACAAAAATAGTAATGCCTTTAGTGAGTATAAGTTTACTGCTGAAAATACTCCACAATTTAATGGATTTATGATTAAAGTCGTCATGACATCAACCAGTCAGGCAAAACCACCTAGAATTAAAAACTTTAGATCAATTGCTCTTAGGTCATTTGAGATTGAATAATGGAGAAATATTTAAAAGTTAAATCTGATGTTTCTCTTGTAAGAGATATGGATTCTCATGCAATTGTTAATCAAAATAAAAGTGAATATGATAAATTTATTAAATTATCTCAGAAAAAATACGAAGAAAAGAAAAAATTTGACACTATGCGTAGTGATTTAGACTCTTTAAAACAAGATATGAATGAGATTAAAACTCTTCTTTTAAATTTTATGGATAAATGATTTATAAATATTCCAAGATAGATTCTAATTAGTTAAATAATGGCAGCATATATCAGTAACATAGTAATCGATGCTGGAGCTGATTTTGATCAAACTTTTAATTTAGAAAGTTCATCAAACGCACCACTAGATCTAAGTGGTTACACTGCAACTTCCAAATTAAAAAAGCACCCTGCCTCTTTAAATGACAAAGCAACATTTACGGTTTCATTTCCGAACCGTGCACAAGGAGTATTGAGAATATCTTTGGGATCTTCTATAACGTCTGCTTTAAAAGCAGGTAGATACAGTTATGATGTATTATTAAATGATGGTTCTTTAAAAACAAGAATTGTTAGTGGAAGTGCGATTGTTACTGCTGGAGTTACTACAGGTTAATCAACATGGCTGACATAAAAGTTAGAGTCGGATCAAGAAATGCCAATAAAGTTATATCTACCTTATCTGGTAGTGGTGGAACTCTAGGTGGGTTATCAGACGTAGACATATCTGGTGGTCTACAAGATGGAATGGTCTTGGTTTTTAATGCAGCAACGAGTAAATTTGAAGCAACTTTAGAATTAACACCAGGAGCAACACAAAATTTAAACATTAATGGGGGAAGTTTTTAAATGGCCAGCATAATACGAGTAAAAAGATCGACTGGCAATGCTGCTCCGTCAACTATAAACTACGGTGAACTTGCGGTCACGATTGCAAATGGAACACAGGGAAATAAGGGTGGGAGATTATTTGTTGGAGACAATACAAATCCAGATCCAGATCCGATAGTTATTGGTGGTAAGTATTACACTGATATGATGCAAAATACACCAGGTACAGTCGCTGGTGGTGCAAATGCTAATGCTGGTACTTTAGCTAATGGTTTCATACCAATTCTTGATAGAGAAAGTTCAGGACATCCAGGTGGAAGTGCTACAGGTTTTGGTGAAGTTAGTGGTGCTGTGGCAAATATGCCAAGAGTTAATCAATGGAACGTAGACAATCTAACACTAGATGGAAATACAATAGCCTCAAATAATGTAGATGGAGATATTAAATTCGTAACTAATGGTGCAGGTCAAGTTATTATTAATGATGACACTAAGTTAACATTTGGTACAAGTGAAGATGCAAGTATAGAGTATGATGAAAATGGAACTGATAAAGTTCAAGTCACTGGTGCAACATGGGTTTATAATACGCAAGTTGAAATGTTTGGTGGATTTAATGTTGATAACGTTGGAATTTCATCCAATGTTATAAGAACTAGATCTGGTGGTGGAAACACTTTATTCATTGATCCTTACCCAGATGGTTTAGATAGTGATGGAATGGTTATCATCAAAGGTAGTTTACAAGTAGATGGAACAACAACCACTGTTAACTCTACTAATGCAACTTTAAATGATCCAATAATGAATATTGGTGATGTATCCAGTAAAAGAACTGTTACCTCTACAGTTGGATCTGGTGTATCAGCAATTACTTTAGATTCTGTTGTTGGTATTAATACTGGTGACGTTATAACTGGTAGTAATTCATTACCAGGTGCTGGAACTACCACAATTAATTCTTACACCACACAACCAGGTGGAACTGGAATCGGAACAATTTTTATTGATGGCCAAACAACTGCTGGTATATTAACAACTACACAATTAACAATTACTCACGGATTTGATACAAATACTGATCGTGGTATTTCTTTTAATTACAATACTGGAACTGGAGTAGCAAATAACAAAACTGGATTTTTTGGTTATAATGATAGTACAGGTGAGAGTAGTAATGCACCTGAAAGATCTTTCACATATATTCCTGAAGCAACTATTACTGGTAACGTTTTAAGTGGTACAAAAGGTTTCCTAGATATAAAAGGAATATACTTCCAAAGTGGAGATTATTCAACAGCTGGTAACGGAATCATCTATTTTGATACTACTGGTAAAATGGTTGGTGCTGCTGGTACAACTGCTGGCATATCCACCTCAAACTTTATACTCACAACGGATGCCAGTGGCATACCGAAGTGGACAACAACAATTGATGGAGGTCAATTCTAAACTATGAACAGTGAAGTTGATGTGAATATTTTGATTAATCATTACCATAAGAAATTATCAACATTAGTTAATCAAAATATATTATTAGAAGCAAAAATAGAATCCATGACAAAGGATTACATGGATCTGAAGCAAAAATTTGATGAATTACAAAGTCCTAAAAGAGGAATTAAAAAATGAGTAAGCCATCCACAAGGCAAGGATTAATAGACTACTGCTTAAGAAAATTAGGTTATCCTGTGCTGGAAATTAATGTGGATGATGATCAAATTGATGATTTAATTGATGATGCTATTCAATACTTTCAAGAACGTCATTTTGATGGTATTGAGAGAATGTTATTAAAACACAAAGTAACTAAAGAAAATAAAGAAACTCTAACAACTGGAGTTACTACCACTACTGCTAATTCTACAGTTGGTATAACCACTACCACATTTGAAGAGTCACAAAATTTTATACAGTTGCCTGATCATGTGCTAGGTGTAGAAAGAGTTCTTAAAATAGATAATAGCACTATATCAAGTGGTTTATTTAATATTAAGTATCAAATATTTTTAAATGACCTTTACTATTATGGTGCACTTGACTTATTAAATTATACAATGACAAAGACTTATCTTGAAGATTTAAGTCGTATCATTACACCAGACACACAAATAAGATTTAACAAGAAGCAAGGAAGATTATATTTAGATATTGATTTTCAACAGATGTCTGATGATACTTTTATAATTATTGATGGTTATCGTCTTTTAGATCCAGCAGATGTAAGTAAAATATACAATGATTTTTGGTTAAAGAAATATGCAACAGCATTAATCAAAAAACAATGGGGAATGAATTTAATAAAATTCCAAGGTGTAATGTTACCTGGTGGTGTTGCATTGAATGGTAGAGAAATATATGAAGATGCAATTAGAGAACTAGAAGAACTAGAAAACACACTCAAAACAGAATACGAATTACCACCTCTTGACTTTATAGGATGATATTATGCCACTTTCTCCGTATTTTTTACAAGGATCTTCGAGTGAACAAAGATTAGTTCAAGATCTCATAAATGAGCAATTAAAAATTTATGGTCAAGATGTAGTTTATCTTCCTCGTAAAATTATAAACAAAAAAACAATTATGAAGGAGGTTGTGGCCTCTACTTTTGATGATGCTTATCGTATGGAAGCATATCTTTTAAATTATCAAGGATTTGAGGGTAACGGAGATATTTTACAAAAATTCGGAGTTCAAACTACAGACGCAGTGACGTTTGTTATATCAAAAGAAAGATACGAAGATTTTATAAGTCCATTTTTAACTGGAGAAAGTGATGTAGAGCTTGCAACAAGGCCAGAAGAAGGAGATTTAATTTATTTCCCTCTTGATAACACCATGTTTGAAATTAAGTATGTTGAGGGTAAAAAACCATTTTACCAATTGAATAACCTTTATGTTTACACTTTAAGTTGTGAGGTAATGGATTATGCTCTTGATGAGAATATTGACACTGGACTTGAAGAAGTTGATAAAGCAGCAGTTGAATTTGGATTCACAACAAGATTAAGTATGGTGAGTATCGCTGCATCAACAGCAACAGCAACAGTTCAATTGTCTAAAGATGCAGGTAATACTAACATTGGTAAGGGTGTTGCATTCATTGATTTAATTAATGATGGAACAGGATATACACTACCACCACTAATTGGTATTTCATCAGCACCAAGTCAAGGTATTAATGCAACTGCTGTTGCAATTATGACAAGTCGAACTGGTCAAAATGGTCAGTCTATAGATCGTATTGAACTAACAAATCCTGGTTTTGCTTATACAACACCTCCAACAATTACAATTCGAAGTCAAAATGCATTTGGAACTGGTGCTGCAGCAACTGCAGTCATAGCAGAAGGAACAATATCAACACCAACCATTACTAATCCAGGTGCAAGTTATAGTGTAGTTCCTAAAGTTTCTATTAATCCTGTTGGACTTGATACAAATATTGGAATCGGATCAACTGCAAAGGCAGTGGCAATAATCAATACTCTTGGTCAACTTGCCTCAATTAGATATACCTTTGCAGGTGTTGGATATACTGCAACACCAACAGTAACTATTGATCCACCAGTAAAAGCAGGTATCTCTAGTGGTAATTATCTCTTTAAGGAAGTAGTTAGAGGAGTTTCAACAGGAACAACGGCTATCGTTGCTAATTGGGATTCTGAT